CAAGGCTGAAATCTTGGCAAGGCGATCCGAAAGTGATAATATCTGCTCCTGCAAGATTTGCGGGCTGAATAGTTTTAATGTTTCCGATGTTTTTTGCATTTGGAAAATTGTATTTATAATTAGCTATTGCGTGTTTGTCAATCTCACTAAAATAGTGCTCGGTAAATTGGTAGCCTGCCCGCTGAAAGCCGAGCGAAAAACCGCCTATACCGCTAAAAAGGTCTATGATTTTCATTATTTTAATAATAATCTTTTTTCAATTTCTTCTTTCTTACGGTTAAAATCCTTGCGGATGGTCTCGTAAGGCAAATCGTTTTCTTCGATGTTGTAGGACCTTAATATGTTGATGATGGTAAACTTATAAGGTATACTATAATAATAGTGGTTCATTACTGCTGTGCGAAAGAGTTCTCGGCGAAAATGGCTGTCTACGAACTTCACTATTAGTGTGTTCTGTTGTGGCAGGATTACCGCCCCACGCTTCTCGTAATTGCTTGTGTTTATAGTGAGCTGGTAGGTTTGCGACAATTCCTTTTTGGCGCGGTACTGGTACTCGGATAGGTTGCTTTTGCGCTGCAATACGTTGAGGATATAGATACCTATTTCGTCGCTCGCTTTTGGGGCGTACGGCTCGCCATAGAGCGTACGCATATACTTAATAAGATAAATGGGCAGGTGTAAGGTGATGCTTAGCATAAGAATTTGGATGTTAGTTATTAATAAATATCATTTCGTTATTGCAATAGTATTTAATGGTAGGGTTGTCGGTTAGATAGCTATCTAAGTGGTTTAAGTCGGTAGGGAATAACTTGCGAACAGGCAATTTTTCTAATTTGCTAATTGACAAATCGGAAAAATGGCAAATACCTACTAAGTACTGATGCCAGTACAGGGCGGCTACATAAGCCTCGACCTTGGGGAGATAAACGATGATAGGCTCTATACAAACCAGTGAGCTTGCTATATAATTGTTGTCGCTAATAGGTATATAAGTTTGCTTTAAAAATTTGCCCCAGTTATTATTTGCGTAGGTAATAGTATTGCTTATACAGCGATATAGCAGCAAATCCTTTTTTTGCGAAGGGAAAATACCCGATATAGCGCTTAAAAAGTCTTGCAAACACAGGGTACTACCGGCAGGAAGGAGTCCGCCTACTAAGTTGCCTTCGCGGTATAAGCCCATTACTACATTGTTACGCTTGTGTAGATAAGCGGCTGCTACCTTTATATTAGTCAGTATTTTAAAATAATATTTCATTTGTTTATGGTTTAAGGGTTATGTATTGTGGGTGATATAGATTTTATCTATAACAAAAAAGGTGATTTTCTTCATTTTTGCCGAAAAAAAGTAACTTTTTCTCAAAAAGGGGCATTTTATTTTCCGACATTTCCGACAAATCCTACAAAGAGTATAAAACACTAATTTTCAGCCTATTGTACCTTGTAATAATCATTTCTTTTGAAAAATCTTGTAGGATTTTGTAGGAAAACAATAAAACTTTCCGACACTTTCCGACATTTCCGACACACTTTCCGACACAATTTTACTACTTAATAATTTGATTTTTAAATAAATAAGTCTTTGTCGGAAATGTCGGAAAAAAAAACAGGGGTTTTTAGTGAAAAATTGCGTTTTTGAAAAAAATAAAATTAAAATAGCAAATCGTCATCATCATCTACTTTTGCATCTGTAATGTTACTATTATAGGTAGTCTTAGGTTTTCGTATACGTTGTAATTCTATTTCTGCCATTAGTTCTTCTTTTATACTTACCTTATTTAAGTCGATAAGAAAGGCACTGGTATTACAATTAATTTCCATATTGATACGAATACTCTTCACCTCTTCTTTATAGGCTTCACACTCTTTTATAAGTTTTCTCATTTCAGCTTTTGAGGGTGCTGATTCACGATTCTGTACAAACCATTGCCTCTGAATGATACTAAATACCGTAGTGAAATTGAATTTTAACAAACCTCCTTCCTCTCTTATATTTACATCTATCCTCAGTGTCTCGCCCTGAGTTAAGCGCATACACGATAGGAAACAATCCCAAAACTTATTGATAGGCGAATCTGTATCAAGTTTGCGGCGTTGATTTTCTACTATTTTTTCAAAGTGATCTATCATATCTGCTTTTCCAAAAGGAAAGAACTGTTGCGACTCGAATATATTATATATAGTGTGCAATACGGCTAAATTGTCAATAATACGAGTAGGTACATTCTGCAATTTTTCTAACTTACCTAAAGCAATTTTATTCACGCGATAAGTGTCGAGAAAACGTTCTTCAAAAAGAGTACGCTGGTTGATAAAAGTATTAGATATGCCCGAAATACCTTTGCGAACAATATCTTTCAGTTTATCATATTCTTTTTTCTCTTCTTCACTAAATTCCCTGCTCTCCATTTCTTCCCAAATGAGTCGAGAGATAAGTGCTTCAGCACTGGGGTAATCATTACCTGTAAGTATAGTAGAACTGATGATAGGTACTTCATCTACGGCTACCTTGCTTTCTATAGAGCCACGTTTGTACCCACGTCTATCCCATAAACCTTTGATGATACCATCTACTTGTGGGTTTCCTCTCTTGTATTCCGATAGTTGCGATATACCATTGCTAAATTGTGCAAACTCTCGTATCTGTGCTTTAATAGTAGAAGCAGCTCCCTCCAATTGTATAGCGGTTTGAGGAACTCCCATAAACGATTGTATAGCTTCGCATATATTATCTTTACCAGTTGAAGCTGGTCCAAAATAGAATAGTATAGGAAAGAATCCTGTACAACTCACGACTATGTCTTGAAATAACGAACCTATACCGAAAAGAATACCCGTAATAGCATATCCTCGATGTACTTTATATACTTGTCGAAAATAGTTGTGAATACTCATTTGAGTATCAAATGATTTGAATTTCTTTTGTGCTCCATATTTATAGATATTCTTATCATAGCTTCTATTTGCAGAAGGAATGTAATAGCTTTCGTTTTTAAGTTTAAAAAGTCCTTCTTTATTGATAAGCTCTTCACGTTCCCCTGGTATCACAATCTTATTATTCCATACCCAAAAGCCTTCAGGTTGCCAGCCTAATACATCAATTTTTCTTCCGTTACCCATACGGTCAAACAAATAGCGCAAGAGACGTTCGTGTTGTGCAGCTGTACCTGAGAATGAAAAATTACCATAAGAAGTAACCACATTCTTAAATGAAGGGAGGGTGTTTATTTTATCAGAAATCACATCGAAAATCTTCTCAGTGTTATGTACATTACATATACGTATAAGTTTCATTGGAAACTGTTCATCTTGCATATGCTGCACTATTTCAATAGAGAAATTAGAAATCGACATAAAGTATTCCTTACCCTCCTTGCCCGCCGATGTATAGATACGGTTATGGTGCTGAAAAAGTCCGTATTCTATAATCTCATTCTTATATAGGTAAGGATCTTCTACTTCATCAGGGAAAACATAGTTATCGAGCGAGCCGTCTATACCACTCCCCTCCCCTCTTTGAACACGTGGAGAGTTGTTAACGTTTTTAGGTTTCTCCTCCTTTTTTTGTTGTGAAGCTACCTTAATTTTAAACATCTCTTTGAGCTGCTCGGCATACGCCTCGCGGGTAGTGTCATCAGGAATGCAGCCTACGAGTTTGCCAGCCAATTCGGTGAGGTTCTTTTTGTCTTCAGGTAATAGCAAAGGCTTTTTGCTCTGCCCGTGCTTTGCGGTATAGCGATCGAGGGCTGCACGGTAGGCTTCGCCAATAAGGTGCAATATAGCATCGTTGCGCGAGTATTTGATAAGTGCTACCGCATTGGGGCGTTGCCCTATACTGTCAGGGTCTTCTTTGTCTTCCGACGGGAATACCACTAATTCGGCAAACAAACCTGCCTGCAATATCAGCTGTAAATCGCGCTCAGCAGCACTACGCCCTGCGCTATCGCTATCGCGGAAGATAATCACCTTGCGACAAAGTTTCTTTAGTTGTGCCAAGTGCTGTGGCGTGAGTGCTGTGCCCAAGGTAGCTATGGTATTGGTGAAACCTATCTGATGCATTCGCATTACATCGGTATAGCCTTCTACCAAATACACCTCGCCCGTATTGGCAATGGTGTTACGCGCCAAATGAAAGCCGTACAATAACTCGGACTTGTTGAATATAGCCGATTCGGGGCTGTTGATATACTTAGGTTGCTTCTTATCGTTAGTAAGTATTCTACCGCCAAAGCCTACACAATGCCCGTACTTGTCGGCAATAGGGAAGATAATACGCCCCTTGAAGAAGTCGTAATAATTACCTTGGGCATTTTTGCGCAACAGACCTAATGCTTCGCCATCGCTTACGATAGCCTGCTCTTTGAACGCCTCGTACAAGCCTGCCAAGGCATAACCAATACCGAAGTTATCGACAATCTCATCGGTAAAATTACGGCTAAGCATATACTTTTTGGCTTCGCTCTCGGGGGGCAAACTCACGAAATTCTGACGGTATATTTCGGCTGTTTTCTTGAGTATTTGTGTAAGGCTCTGCTTTTGGGTGCGCTTTTCTTTTTGTTCGTCGGTTTCTTTTTCGTATTCTATAGGAACGTTGAGGGTTTCACAAGCGATTTTTACCGCCTCGAGGAAATCAACGCCTTTGTATTCTTGTATAAAGTCGATAATGCTTGTACCTCCTTTGCCAGAGCCAAAGTCTTTCCATATATTCTTTACATTGGAAACCTTGAAGCTGGGGGTGCGTTCGTTTTTGAAAGGCGAGCACCCCTCCGCCGTTCCGTTATTGCGTATTTTATACGAAGCATCAGTATACACCCTTCCAATGGCTTGACAAAGGTCGGCTTCGTATAATTTATCTATGACTGATGATTTAATCATAATCAGAAGAGTTCATTTTAATTAACAATTATCAATTGTTAGTTATTAGTTGGTTAAGTTCGCATTTGAGTTCTTCTATTTGATTCACAAACTCTTCTTCGGTAATTTCCTGCCAGCTATCATCAGAGGAGTGTTTTGTTTTGTAATAATCTTTAGAATGCATTTCAAAGTTTGCTAAATAAGAGCGTGATTCTTCATTAGTAAACACTTCAACACAATGCATTTTTACCGAATGAGATGTTATTTCAAAAACCTTTACCCAACGCTCAAAAAAGTTTTCTCCATTAGAGAAAGTTGATTTTCTATAGTAGTATTTACCTGTTTTTAATTCTGATAGTTTCATAGTGCTATTTTTTAAAAGTTATTATGCTTTGTATTGCCTAATAAAGTTACTTATTTTTTGTTGGGGTACATTGTATTGTTTTGCTAATTCGTACATAGGTACATTTCTTAAAAATGCTTCTACTATCTCTTTGCCAAAAGGTTCGAGCAGCTGATATACCTTATCCTCTTGAGAAATAAGCGGCTTTATCTTTCCATTTTCGTCTATTCGCTCTTTTACAAATGTCGATACAGTTAGCCTATGTACTCCGAGCAGTCGCCCAATAGCCGAGTATGATATATTTTTCTGTAGCAACTCGTATATTTTCTTTTCTTGCCCTGTTAGCTTGGTTTTTTGGCTCTTAGCACCAACCGGTCTGCCCAATACTACTCCTTCAGCTTTTTTGCGTGCCAATGCTTCTTTGGTTCGTTGGCTGATAAGATTGCGCTCTATTTCGGCTGATAAACCAAAGGCAAATGCTAATACCTTACTACTAATATCATCACCTAAACGATAATTGTCTTTGATTGTCCAAATTTTAATTTGCTGTTCCATACAGTAGTTTAGTATGCTCATTATCATTAGCAGGTTACGCCCCAATCGAGATAGCTCTGAACAGATAATTATGTCGCCTTTTTTTGCTTTTTTTAGCAGCTTTCCCAAATCGCGTTTAGATGGATCTTTAGTGCCTGAAATACCCTCGTCTGAAATCCATTTATCTACTATCATTTTGTTGCTTTCACAAAAATTATTTATCTCAAAACGCTGATTTTCTACAGTTTGTTTGTCAGTGCTTACGCGTATATATCCGTATACCATAGTTATTGTATTTCTAATTGTACTACAAAGCCAAGTTTCATTAAATTCTTAGCTTGAGTAGTATTCATTACTTCATCATTATAGGCATAGATAGTGTGCTTGTGCGGTTCTACTCTATAACCTTTGCATTTGAGGCGGTAAGTATTATTGTATATCTTCCGCTTTTCAGCCGACACCTTATAGGTCGTTTTTACCTTGGTAGTAGCACTTATCGGAACTACCTCGAAGAGGAAGTGAGGAAGGTATTTTTGTTTTTGAACTCTCTTGCTCTTCTTTGGAAATCTGCGATAATTCGCTCTCTTAGTTCGTTTTCGTCCCATAGTTGTTTTTTCTTTTTCTGCTTAGTTATTGGATTGCTTTCTACATTGGTATTCAATAGTTGGCGCAAGCGTTCTCGTTGGGTATTATCCAACGCCTGGGCAACCTTGTATACAGTTTCAGCATCCATTGAAAAACATTTTAAGTTATATCACATCGCAAAACTGGCGACTGATAACAATGCCAAATAAAATTGTGCGTATCTCTACACGGCACAAATGACAATCTTGGTCGAGATGATAATAAGTGATTCGTTTAAACATAATGTGGAGGATTAAAGGTTAGACTTTTCAAACAGTTTCTCATTAGGTACTCCTGTAATTTCAATCAGTGCACTTCTACATTTTGTAGTGTCAAGTTTTTCATTATCGTTATCTATATACCTATTTATGGTATCATATCCAACGCCAATAGCTAATGCAAGTTGCATTCTTCTTGTTTGTTTTTTTCCTTTTTCAGAAAAAAAGTAAATAACTTTCTTGGTCAATTTCATATAAATCTATAATTTTACCGCTGTAGTCTTACATTGGTAGTTTTACAGGTGCAAAGATAAAGAAACTTTATCTCATAATCCAAATTTTAAATAAAGTTTCTTTATCTGTATTTTGTATTTTGCTGATTATCAAATAAATATTTTTTTGTTATGGATAAAGAAAATATTAAAAAATTTATTTCTTTTCTTAGAAGTAAAGGAAGAATTAAAAGTCAGAAAGACTTTGCATTTGCTATAGGTTATAGAAGTGAGTCTGCATTTTCTCAAGCAATAGCTAAGGATACTATTCCTATAGAAACATTTGAAAGGATAAAGAATCTTTATCCTGAGTTTGAGGATTTTTTATATGGAGAGTATCATTTAGAGCCTAAAAATTGGATCATTGATGATTTGAGTCGTTATGAAAGTTCTAAACATAATACAACATCATTAGAAAGAGTTGGACTTCGTTTAGATGAAATTTGTAGGGTAAAAAATATAAGCTATCAAGATTTGGCTAAATTGATAAAAGTTAATTACGGTGAGTTAGTTGCATTTATAGCTGGTAAAAAATCTATCCCTGCAAGTGTCTTAGAAAAAGTAATGGAAATGATACCTGAAATTAGACCTATTTGGTTAATACTTGGATACGGTTCTGTTTATAAAGAAGTTGCTGAAAATAAAGATGAAGAAATAAAATTATTGAAACAGGAGATAGAAGAATTAAAAAAACGCACTAATTCAACCGAAAATGTGGATAGAAAAACCGCATAAAAATAAATCTAAAGCTGTTAATTTTTACCCTAAAAAATAGATAAAACGAATACTAATAACGCATACAAATCACTATATTTTTACGTGTTTTTTTACTTTTGTAGTGTTGTGAATCAAAAAATTATAAATTTAAAACAATATTGTTTTAAACTCATAACCCGAAGGTCACTGGTTC